TTTTGTTTCCATTTGTTTATCTTGCCTTGTAAGAATTTTTGTATTCTATCCTTTAACGCATTGATTACAGGTTGTGTAGCAGTCGCAGCTGCCACAGCCGTTACAGCAGTAACAGACGCAGCAACTAAGACTTCTTGCGACGGTAAAGGGATACTAGGTAAGGGTGGAAAGTGTATTTTTGGTGGTGGGTTTTCTGTTGTTTGCACCTCCTTTGTACCTTCGGGTCTTCGTAAATCGCTCGGAGGTACGACCAAAGGTTGATATGAGGGAACATCTGCTGTAGGGAGAGGTAATGATGGGGTTTGTAACCGCACTGCATCTGGCAGTACTATGGTGGGCAACTCCAATTATGCTATCTCTATATCTGCTAAAACTGTAGCACCATACCACCAAACAACTTTACTACTTGTGGTCGTGCTTTCTATTCGAGCAGTATATCCTTCTTTTGATTTATAAACAACGTTGAAAGAAGCATTACTTCCGCCATCAGATCCACCAGACGTAGTTATATTTGGTGTATCTCTCATTTGAGTAGGGAAAGCTACCCACCATCTATACCCATCGCTGTAGGCGTTGTATGCTGTTGCAGCACCACTAACAAGTGTATGCTTAATAAAATATCTCTGACATAAAGCAAGATCCTCTGAAAATCTCTTATGCTCGAAGTCTGATGCTGAATCTCCTACTTCAAGCTGAAGTCCTGTGATGTCCCATGTTGCATCATTCGTTGTATACCAAGTTGTTGGAGCTACTGGTATCTGTGGATTTCCAACATTTCTCCAGTTATTCAGAGAAACACCATTATTTGTATAGTTAGTACCAAGATATAGATAAATAAAAAGTGTTAGCCCTTCATTAATATTATCGTCAAATTGCAAACTACTATCGCCGGGAATTGTTTTTGTAATCTTTGTCCAAGCACCAGCACTTAAAGTACTCGTTTCCATAGGAAATGATCTAGCAGAACCATCAGTTGAGTTAAGTATAAAATAAAAATTTTGAGCAACACTACTTCTTACCCAAAATTGAAGAGTTATTTTACTGTTTGTATTTGTATAATCCCAACCACTAGTTGCAATATCTTGTGCTTCTAGACGATATTCAAATCTTACAAAATCAGCTACACCCGTACCACCTGTTTGGTTTCCATTTTGGATTCTATATGCGTGTCTAAAACCTTTGGCATAAGGGCCTACATCACTTGAGCCTAAAGAAATTTGAGATTGTGTACAAGTTTCATCTACTCCTCCCTCGCCAAGACTCATTCTATCAACAGTTTGATAACCATTACCTGTGGATGACGTGCCTCGTTGAGCCACTTTCATAGCTCCATTAATTATTATATTATGTGCTCTACCTTTAGGCAAGTCAGTTAAGTTTGCAGCACTAACTGCTGGTAATGTAGCTGGAAAACGTGCGTCTGGAACTGTACCAGATGTAAGGTTGCTTGCACTTAGAGCTGTAAGATCTTTAGCTGTGTTTGCTGCGATAGCTGAGTTGATAGAGTTATCTAACTTATCAGCAGTTACTGCATCATCTGCAAGAGTGTCTGTATCTAGTGTTCCGTTAGCTATGTTTGTGCTAGTTACATTTATATCAGATGGTAAATTACCGCCAGCTAATTTAGCCATTGTTACTGCGTTGTCAGCAATCTTAGCTGTAGTTACACCACCGTCTGCTAACGCACCAGTAATGTAGAATATACCACCCATAGAACCGTGTGAGGTGCATTGGTAGTATAGCACGTCTGGAGCTGCATGTGGCACTTCAAATATTATTGTAGACCCACCAGCTCCTCCGTTATTTGTGACTCCTGTATTGTACTCTGTACCAGCCGAGCCATTGACTGTTGTTTGTATACGAAACGGATGTGCCCCTGCACTGTTACCGTTTACAAATCTGTATGTTTTACCACGTGTCAGATACAAGGTAGGATCATTGACCGCACCGGTCAAGCCCTCTCCTGTAAATGTATAGTGGTTACTACCGTCAGCTCCTAGTGTGTATGTGTGATCTAGAGCATCGGCATGTAGTTTGCCAACTGTAACCTGACCATCTGCCAGATCAGCTGTTTGTACCTGACCGTCTTTAATACCGCCAGTGCTTACTTGTGTTAGTGCCATTATGCTGCCTCCAATGCTGCAACTTTAGTTTCCAATGTTTCTATCTTAGCGACTGCTTCTTGTAGTGCAGCAGTAAGTAAAGGAACAAGTTTTGAGTAGTCTAGTTGTTGATATTCTGGATTACCTTCTGAATCAACAGCATCTTTAGTTCCGAGTACAGCTCGTGAATTTGGTGTTGTTTCTAATACTTCATGTGCAAAGAAACCTTGACCAACTTTTGAATCATGTTTCCAAGTAAATTGATAAGGTTTTAGTGCTTTAACAGTAGTAAGTGCATTATTAATTGTGCTTTCGTTTTCTTTCAATCTGTAATCAGAAGAAGTACTATAACTTACACCTCCACTTGTGGGATTAGATACCGCTATATGACCACCACCTGTATGAAGTAGGCGGAATCTTATTGCACCAGCAACACTAGCTGAATAAATATAGTCGCCAGTAGTATGATATACCCTACCTTCACCAATTATATTTAAAATTTGTGTGCCTCTACCATTGAGAGTAAAGACATCAGAAGCTGGTAAATAATAGTTAGCATCTATATAAACGACTCCTCCATTTCTTCCACTAGCAAGCCCGCTATTCATGTTACCACGAACTACGAAAGATGATGCAGTTGATCCACCAGCAGGGAGTATATGAAAACCCTCATAATTACCATTTTGTGGTGGTTCAAAGGTCAACTTAGTCCCATCAAAAGTAAGAGCAGATTCAGCCTCCAAGGTGTTAGCAGTGTTAGAGCCAGTAATAAGTCTATTATCTGCGTTGTTGTTTATTGTTGTACCAGAAACAGTAGTAAATGATAAGGCACCACTACCGTCTGTTTTTAAAACTTGGTTAGCACTACCATCTGTTTGCGGTAGTGTAAACTCAGCTGCACCGTTTGCAGTATGCTGTAGTTTGTTTGTTTGTATTTTACTCATTATTTTGTAAGTCCATAAATACTACATCTACCATAAACAGGAGCAAAAGTTGCCGAGGATAGGACATTATTTGCATTAGAATCTCCAGAAACAATACCAAATCTAATATCTGTTAAATTACTTTGTTCACCATGATCTCCCATAGCTGCACCTTCTTCTCTCCACTTGTCACCATTAGTTGTATGGTATTGCATTATAACTTCTGTTAATATACCAACTCCATTTGAAGAATTATTATTATACGGGTCAGTAATGTGTGCAGTGCCTTTAAATCCAAAACCGCTAGTTGCACCATCAATCGTTCCATTTAACTGGAATACACCTTGACTACTTAAAAATTCTAATTGTCCTTCATTAGCCGAAGCAAATTGATGATAATGAGCAGTACCACGAGCATAAAAATTACTTGTAATTACACTTCCTCCACCACCTTTTCCAAACTGACAACAAAAATGAGTTGGAGCTACAGCAGTTTTTCTAATATCAAAATATGCTATGTAATCAGAATATGTACTAGAAAATACACTATTAAAATGAAAAGCAGTTGTTGATGCACTTGCTTCTGCAACTTCTATAGTTGCTAGTTTTACCAATCCAGATACTGGCTGTGAAACCCAACTTAAGTTGCCAGCTCCATCTGTCATTAATACTTGACCGGCAGAGCCGTCAGCTACAGGCAACTTAAAGTTTATGTCTGCGTTACCTGTTGTAGAAGCCGGTGCGTCTAAAGCGACTGAACCGGCTGTTGAACCATTTAATTTTATTGTCATGCTGCTATCTCCATTACTGTTAGTTGTGAACAGCACCTTGTATCGTATGTACTTCCTTGATAATCTCTTATACTTCTGTTTAAGTATGCAGTATCACTATGATATTTATAGTAATAAGGAGCATAAATTATTTGACTTGTTGTGTTTGGGCTGTCCAGTAACGTCTGTGTAGCTACAACAGGTGATATATTAGTAGTATTATTACCATGGTAATATGCAGATGCACCAGTAGATACTCTATTACCAGTATTTGTACCTTTTGTTAATGCTGTAGAACCTCGCTGCCATCTAAAACTTGCAACATCACTAGATGTACCAGCATAATAAAGTTCAAAATTAACTAAAAATTTACTGGTGCTGGTTGTAGGTGTTATTGCTATAGCAAATACACTTCCGCTATCATTTTGATCTGAGCCCGGAACAGCTGTCCAAGATTGTTGGTTACTTAAAGTAACTACGTCTGTTTCAACATTACTGATAACTTGTAAAACTTTACCTCCAACACCACTTGCTAATTTTGCAGCAGTAATCGCACCACTTGCTATTTTTCCACTTGCTACAGAGTTCGCTGCAAGCATATCGGTATCTACTATACCGTTTGGTAAACCACCAACATTTATACCTGTGATAGTACCATCGCCATTTATTTGTATTGCCATATTAAACTATTGTATATGTACTACCCGAAGGTATTGTTAATGTTGCACCACTTGCTACCGTGATCGGCCCTGCACTCATAGCGTTTTTGTTTGTGGTTATTGTGTAGTTGTTAGATATAGTCTGTGAGTTTTCATAGATACATCCGTCAGCTACTGTTGATGCTACACCTGTAAGACTACTACCGTCACCTGTGTAAGCTGTTGCAGCTACTGTACCTGTTACGGTAACACCAGTGCTTGTAGTCTCAAGTTTAACTGCATTATTATGTCGCAAAGATACAGCACCATCTTTTATAGCTTGTAAATAAACCCTATTACCAGTAGTATCTCCCATTGAAATAGTGTTTTCACCTCTTAACACGAGGCCACCAGTACCGTTATCTATAATTAGGCTTTGCGTTCCGTCATGATAAATTTCTAAATCATTACCTGTACCAAACCTAGCTTTTACGTTGTCGTTAAAATCAACACCGTTACTACCACCAACTGCTGGAGGTATAGACACGGCGTTTGTAGAAGCTGCTGTAATACGTCCCTGAGCGTCTACGGTAATCGCTGGGATAGCTGAGGCTGTACCATAGCTACCAGCTGTTACAGACGTGTCAGCGAGCTTTGCAGCAGTCACTGCGTCATCTGCAATCTTTGCTGTTGTAACTGCACCACTAGCGATAGTTCCTGTTGTAACTGTGCCTGCACTAGGAGTATTTAGGTTTACTGTTGACCCGATCGTGATGATGAAGAAATCAGCACCACTAGAAGGAGCGGCAGAAAATATAATGTCGCTGCTGTCAATAGCAAAGCCTTCGCTGGGTTGGCTGGTTCCGCTATTAGGTTTCTGAATGACTCCATTGATGCTAACAATATGTTGCTCGGCAACTGTGCCTGCATTACTAAGTGTAAATCTATAAGCTGATCCATTGAATGTTGCACTGCCTCCACCAGTTGCTGATGAACTGGATAATGTATTTATAAAAAAGTTACCTACTGACTGTGTTTCTTCAAACGCAGAAGTTGATGTATTATATACGAGTAATTTATTTGTAGCAGTATTATAGAATAAATCACCAGCGTCGTTATTACTTGTAGGGTTCGACGAGCCAACTCTATATCTTTCGTTGAAATCATTGATGTCTCCACTAAGACTAACTAAGTCACTTTCTGCAAGTGTAGCTTTGTGATAGTTATATGTCTGACTAGAGCCAGTAGATGTCACGATAAAACGTATACCTGTAGCTATAGTAGAACTATGAAAGTTAGAAGGTATGTTGTTTATTGTAACAGTTGTACCATTAAGTGTGCGGCCTGTTGTACTCACGCCACTGCTGTTTACAACTATACCAGCTGCGTCTGCTATACTGATAGCGACACCAGATACTGGTTGTGTGTTAGGAAATGATACTTCGTTAGCTATAGCTTCAAAACCACCAAATGGTTCTAACTGTGCAGCTACATAATCTACAATAGCACCAGAAGTTGGTAGCTTAGTATCATCGTCTGTAACTGTGGTTTGTTTTAGATCACTAGCCAGTTTTGCAAGTGTTACGTTGCTGTCAGCTATCTTAACTGTTGTTACGTTTGCATCTGTAATTTTAGATGTTGTAACAGAGTTAGATGCTAACTTACCATCTGTAATAGTTGTACTAGCTATCTTGGCTCCTGTAATCTGACTGTCTGCTATATGAGCAGTATCAATAGAACCATCAACATAGTGCTCTGAATTAATAGAGTCATCGGCTATCTTTGCTCCTGTAACTGCGTCTGCTGCGATGTCAGCTGTAGCAACTGTAAGATCTGTAATGTTAGCACTAGCAACTGTTATATCTGTTGGTAATGCACCACTACCTAGCTTTGCCATTGTTACAGCATTGTCAGCTATCTTAGATGTAGTAACTGAGTCGCTAGCTAGATCGCCTGCTACTAAAGTGCCATCAAGTATTTTAGCACTTGTTATAGCACCATCTTTTATATCGCTTGTTTGTATTGTTTGATTTTGTTCTTCTTGTGCAGCAAACAATAACTGCTCATGATTGGCGTTAAGGTCAGCCGCTTTAACTGATGACCCTGCCGTATAGGTAGCCTTTGCACTATCTACATCTGTATCACGAAAGATACGTATAGACTGTGAGCTGGATGGTATATTGCCTGATGTAAAAACTACGTTACCACCACCTGTAGTCGTGTAGCTTGTTATATTGTAGTGTGTACTGGTTGTTTTTACAACACCATCTACAGACACTTTTACATCTGACTCTTGTATAGAAGGGAAAGAAAATGATTTAGTCGCATTTCCATCCCCAGTATAATCTACGAATGTTGTTGCCATTTATTTGTATATGTTGAGGATGTCATTTGACTGTACCTTTTTAAGATACTTTTGACGTTTTGCTTCTTTTTGTTCAGCAATAACTTCAGCCACCTCTGGCATTTCCATTATTGACGCCCAAGCTTTACGTCTTGCTTCTTGAAATATTTGATCTATTTTACCATTGTGCCAGTAGTTACGAGCATCATATTGAGCTCTCTTACCGTCACGTATATCTTTACGCATCATTGCGAGTGATGCTATAGCTTTAGGATCTTTTGCTAATTTGTTTAGCTCTAACTCAATATTTTGATCTCCTATAGCTTTTTGAAATAGTGATCTAATACGTGGTGTGTCAGTTAAGTTAGTGCTGTCAGGAGCATAGTATGTAGAAAGTCGTAAGTCATAACCACTGTTAAATAAGAACGATCTACCTTCGCTTTGCTCTAGTGTCAGAGTAACAGGACTAAACATATTAAATGCTCTAGTTAAGAAGTCCCAGTTATTGATAGGCTTACCATTTAGCATATCATACTTGATAGGAAGCTGCTCACTTGTTAGAGTTTCAGTAATTAGGTTTCTGTTTCTCAATGACTGATCTATACCAGATCCAATCTCACGCATGTATGGTACAAATAATTTACCCATTTCATTACGTAGACCAGCTAAAGGCACAGAGTTGTTGACTAACCCAGCTATGATTCTATCAAACTGTCCCGGTCTACCAGCAAACAAGTCAACAAATGACTGTATACCAGCAAGATAAGACTTACTTGTAATTG